GCGCAGATGCTGGTCAACTGTAGGACCTGTGTTCATCTTGAGCCTATTTCGGGCGGGGAATGGTATTGCTCCAAGCAGGCCTCGAACCGTTCTAAGGAGGAGCAGGGAAAGCCCTGTGATGATTACCTAGCCATCAAAAACGTTTAATGATACTCCGGGATTACCAAGAGGCCGCGGTCGACAGCCTTTTCACCTATTTCGCCAAGAAGTCGGGCAATCCTATTATTGCTCTGCCCACCGGGACCGGGAAGAGCGTAGTCATAGCCAGCTTCATTCAGCGGGCTTGTTACCAGTATCCCGGTACACGGATCATGAAGCTGACTCACAGCAAAGAGCTTATCGAACAGAATTACGAGCGGTTCCTCCAGCTCTGGCCTACGGCCCCGGCCGGAGTTTATTCAGCTGGCCTTAAACGGAAAGACACCGGAAACCCCATAGTGTTCGGCGGCATTGGAACGGTAGCCAATGCAGATCCTGAAATTTTCGGTCGCATAGACTTGTTGCTTATTGACGAATGTCATCTGCTTTCCCCAAAAAATACTACCCAGTATCAAAAAGTCATTGCTGGCTTAAAAGAAACTAATCCCTATCTGAAAGTTGTCGGGCTGACAGCGACTCCTTACCGGATGGGCACCGGGATGCTTACCGATCCCGGCCAGCTGTTTACGGACTTGGCCTTCGACCTGACAGACTTGGAGTCTTTTAACTGGCTGTTGAATCAAGGCTACCTGAGTATGCTGGTGCCGAAGATGACCGCGCTCGAATTAGACGTTAGCGGGGTTCATTTGTCTGGCGGGGAATTCAAGCAAAATGAATTGCAGGCGGCTGTTGACCAAGATGCCGTTACCCGGGCGGCTGTAGCCGAGATGGTGGAGCATGGGGTCAACCGGAACCATTGGCTCATCTTCGCTTCAGGCATAGAGCACGCAGAGCATGTCACCGACATCCTTTTGGAATACGGAATCAGGGCCACTTACGTTCACTCGAAGATTAGCACCGAGCTCCGGGATGCCCGCATTGATGGATTCAAAGCTGGCTACTACCAAGCGGTCGTAAACAATGGGATTTTAACCACAGGGTTTGACTTTCCGGGCATCGACCTTATCGGGGTGCTTAGACCAACGCATTCAGCCTCTTTGTGGGTACAAATGCTGGGGCGTGGGACGCGTCCGGTTTATGCTCCGGGGTTTGATTTATCCGGTCCGCAGGGGCGGCTGGAGGCCATTAAGCAGGGTCCTAAACAAAATACGTTGGTCATGGACTTTGCCGGGAATTCTCGAAGACTGGGGCCAATCAATGATCCGATACTGCCCAAGAAAAAAGGGAAAGGCAAAGGGAAGGGCATGGCCCCCATTAAGGTGTGTCCGGCCTGTATGACATACAATCACGCCAGCGTCCGGTTCTGCACTAACTGCCTTGATGAATTTCCAAAAGATGTTAAGATCGAACACGAGGCCGGGACTGCCGCTCTTATAGCAGATGCCACCATCCGTATTTCAGACCTGAAGGTAGACAGGGTCACCTATCGAATCCACGAAAAAGAGGGCCGGCCCCCATCCATGCAGGTGTCTTACTTCTGCGGGCTATCCATGTTTCGTGAATGGGTATGCTTTGAACATCAGGGCTATCCAAAACATAAAGCGCACCAGTGGTGGCGTGAGCGGGCCGGGACTATCTTGGTCCCGAACACAACGACTGAGGCCATGACTTATGTGGATGACTTACGCATTCCGGTTAACATCCGGGTTCAACATAAGAAATCATTTGACGAGGTAATTGGCTATGACTACACCGGACAAACATTCTCCGAAGGCGACCATGATGATGCGGGACCCCAGCATCCACCGGATGCTCATTGAACGGTTCATCGACCGGAGCTGTCTTAACTGCGCCCTTTTCGATTTAAAGACCGAAACCTGCCGGCACTGGGGAGTTCGGCCCCCAGCCGAGACCATCGTTTATTCCTGCCTTGAGGAATGGGAAATCGACATCCCATTTTAAACAAAAAGTTGTTGCACAAGTTAAACATGATGTTCTATAATTACTCATCGTTCGGGGATTGGCCCCGGCGCCAACGGAGAAAAGACGATGAGCACCTTCGAAGAATTCACCAACACTTTGACCATCGAACAAGCTGCGGCGTGGACTAATACCCAAGAAAAGACATTGTTTGTTGATTACGAAATTCTTGGTCCCGCTGACATCCGGTGGACAGAGGCTAGGCAGGACGCTGTTGAGAAGAGTTTTTACCGCTTATTGGTTGCGCGGTTTGTGAATTGGAACGGCGAAGCCATCACCCCTGATCGCCTTTAATCAACCCCGCGCCAAGGATGGCGCATCATCAACCCAAAAGAGAAAGGAAAATGAACATCATTTATTGCCCATCTAAGACTTTGAAGGCCTACGCACAAAAGAACGCGCATAAAATCCGCGAGATTGATTTCAGCGACAACTATCTCGACGGTTCGGCTTACGACATTCTTCTCGAGCGTGGTTGGTGCGTGGAGCGCGAGCCGGGGTGTCATACCCTAATCGAATACAGGGTGAAGGATGCTCTCGAGGTTCTTCGCTCCGTCATCCCTTGTAACTGCGACGATTGCGCGACCGGGAAAGGTTGGAACTAATTTATTCAGCGCCACGGATGGCGCCATTTCAATCCACTGGAGAAAATCAATGGCCGCTTTTGTAACACTTTGGATTTTTGCTGTCTTCACTCTACTTACGCTGGTCGTCTTCGGGGCTATCCAGTTCTTCCATAAAGTCCGGGATGGCCACAGGCTTACCAGCGATGAACGTAAGCGCCGGACCCGCGATGCTAAGTATTCTCGTTTCCTTGGCGGCATCCATTAGGAGGTTATCATGTTCGAACGATTCCTGATTATCGCACTTGCTTTCATGTGTTTTGTATTGGCCAATGAAATGGACTACCAAGACTGGGAACGCTCTCACGATTGCGCCCCGGCATTAACTAAACCCAATCAAACAGCGGTGGGCTAAATGGAACATTTAATTGTTTTCGGGATGTGGTTTTTTTGTTTCTTTATGGTTGTGGGCTACATTATCCCTTGGATTTTGTTCTAAAAGTTGTTGATGCTTTTGGATCAAGTGTTCTATAATTACTCATGGTTCGGGGAATGGCCCCGGCCCCCACCGGAGATTAACAATGAAGACCTTTTCCTCTAAGTCTAATGCTCGTCGTGCGCTCAAGTCTGTCGGTGACAAGGCTCTTGAAAGAGCGGACCAGCTCCTTTACAAGCTCGCTGATGGTACATGGGGCTTCGATGAAGAGCTCGCGGAGCTCGCCCAGTACGCTGCGGTAGCCGATACTGATATTGACTTCGACGCCCCCAGCCGCATCGTCGGCGAATTTAAAGGAATGAATACGGATCGTTGCCCGGATTGCGGTTCGACTGAATTGTATATGGGTGAGTGTCAGCCCGGCAGTGGTGGCATCGGTCTTGTAATCAATGAAGACTCCGTAATCGGATGTCATGCTTGCGGCTGGGAACACCGGGAAGAAAAACAGGCCTCTCCGAAAGCGAAAAAGGAAGCAGGTAAAGTAGAGCGTGTAAGCACGACAGTTCGCCCCTGTCAGCGTGTTTGGGAAATCGCTGACGAGATGACCAAGGCTGATCCTTCGGTTAAGCGTAAGGCTATCCTCGACCGGTGTGTTGCTGCCGGGGTCGCTTATAATACAGCCCGTACCCAGCTTCAATACTTCCTGACCAAAAAGTAATGTTTTATCTCATCGATCATTCAACCATGAGCATCGTGGAGGCTTCGGAGAATTTCTCCTACCTCTGCGATGTGATGGTGGACAATTCCATTATGGCGGCGAGCATTTCTCGGATTGACCATCTCTTCGATGCTTTCGATGCTTTCGCCATGTTAACCGTATATGAGAAGCTGGCGTCGACGCAGTGGCGCGGCCAGCTTAACCGAGAAGCCTTGGTTAAAGCTTCAACCGAATTGGCGCTTTTAATTAAGCCCCGTAAGAAAGTCCCGGCCTTTGCGGTAACGCCTCAAGAAGAGCCTGCCACAAAGGAGAAACCCCGCACTGGGGCCACGGCTAAGGTCTGGGAGATAGCCACAGAACATAAAAGCATCCTCGAGCATGGCTGGCCTTTATTTAGAGCCCGTGTTTTAGAGGAATGCGCGAACGCCGGGATCAATCCTGCAACCGCTCAAGTCCAGCTTAGCAAGTGGAAGCATCAAAATTTTTAGTAAAGGAACTATCCAGAAGTTTTGAGTTTCGCTAATATAGGTTTGTGTTCTTATTTAAGAACCTTTCAACCCCCAATCCAATGGAGTAAATCATGACCGAAGAAGTGAAAGCCCCCAAGAAAGAAAAAGCCCCGAAGCCTGAAAAGGTTGTTCAGAACGGCGTTGTCCGTCCAAACGCCGGTACCAAGACTGCAAAGGTATGGGACATCGCCGATGCTCTGAGCGCAAAGCTTCAGGCCCCGGCCGCTCGCAAAGACGTTCTTGCTGAAGCCACCAAGGCTGACATCAACGTTTCAACGGCCGCTACGCAGTACGGCCAGTGGCGTAAGTTCCACAATCTGGGTAAAGAGCCCACCGAAAAGACTGCGGCTGCAGAGTAAGTCCCCCGAAGAGGGGTGGCTCCGGTTACCCCTCACCCTAATGGAAGCAACCCATGTTAAAAACTAATACTCAAGAACCAGAAAAGAAAGCCCCGCAAACCGGGGTTTTTTTAGACGTACACAGCATATTTCATACTATCCAAGGCGAGGGTCCATTCTGTGGAGTCCCCGCTGTTTTTATCCGGCTAGCTGGATGCAATCTTCAATGCCCACTCTGTGATACCGATTACACCGAAGGCCGCAAGGAACTCCCATCCGGTGAAATTGTTGACAACGTGTTGGAACTAACAGCATCAAACAAAACTAGGCTTGTAGTGATTACTGGTGGTGAGCCTTTCCGGCAAAATCTCAGTAATCTTGTCTTCCAATTGCTTGGCCTCGATTTTTTTGTTCAGATCGAAACCAATGGTACTATGGCGCTCCCTTCCCGGTTCCCGGCCATGTATCTTGAAAAGGATACCGGTTTAAAAGAAGGTGTCTACATTGTAGTCAGCCCGAAAACCGGGACAGTTCATCCCAGCATTACCGAAGCGGCCTGCGCCTATAAGTATGTGGCCACAATGGAATCCATCTGCGAAGACGGGCTCCCGGGCAGAGCCCTGAACCATCCGGCGCATCCAAGGCTGGCTAGACCGCCCGAAGACTTCGAGCACACGGTTTACCTGCAACCTGTGGATGAACGGGACATGGAAAAAGACGATGCTAATCTTGCGGCATGCATCGAGTCTTGTTACAAGCACGGCTATACCCTTCAACTTCAAATTCACAAATACATTGGAGCTCCATAATGACTACAAAAGCCTTAGTTGTTCTTAGCGGTGGGCAAGATTCAACAACGTGCCTTTTCTGGGCGCAGAAAACGTTTGATGAGATTCACGCTATTACGTTTGATTACGGTCAGCGCCATAGTCTTGAGCTGGAAGCCGCTTTAAAAGTGGGGGAGATGGCCGGCGTTATAACCCATGAATTTGTAAAAGTCCCAAACTGTTTGGTTTCGGTTAGCCCGCTTACCAGCGACAACGAACTAGAAGAATACGATAGCTTCGAGCAGATGGACGCAACTATCGGGAATCGTCGGGAGCTGACTTTTGTGCCTATGCGCAATGCTTTATTCCTGACCATCGCAGCGAACCGGGCGGAAGCTTTGGGTATCCAAAACATCGTGACTGGTGTCTGCCAGATGGACAACGCCAACTACGATGACTGCCGACTGGTTTTCCTTGAAGCCACGGAGAACTACATCAACACCGCCCTCGGCCATGACCATCGTGGAACACCCCGGATTGAAATCTACGCCCCGCTCCTGATGTTGAGTAAGGCTCAGTCCGTTCTTCTTGCCCGGGAACTCCCCGGTTGCTGGGAAGCGCTGGCTTATAGCCACACAAGCTATGATGGGATCTATCCGCCGACCGGGATGAATCATTCCAATGTTCTTAGGGCGCAGGGATTCCTTGAAGCTGGTTACCCGGACCCATTGGTACTTCGCGCGCATCGGGAAGGTCTGATGGAGCTCCCGGATACGGACAACTATAAAAATCTCCAGCTTGACTGCTTTGATGGTGGCCTCTGATGATTACTGCGAAACGCTATCATGACATTTCGGTAGGGCATCGAGTCCACAACCATGAAAGTAAGTGTGCTCATCTACACGGACATAACTACCGCATTCATTTTACCGTGGAAGCCAACGAGCTTGATGGAATTGGGCGCGTTCTCGACTTTTCAGTCATTAAAGAAAAGCTGTGCATGTGGCTCGAGGATAATTGGGATCATAAATTCTTGGCGTGGGAAGACGACCCGTTAATGCAAACGCTGCGTTATGCTGCGGTAGATACCCAGTCCGGGCAAATGGTCGAAGAATCTGTGGTCTGGGTACCCTTTAACCCAACTGCGGAGAACATGGCTGAGCATCTGCTTCATACCATTGGTCCCATGCAACTTGTCGGTACTGGAGCTTTCCTCATTTCAGTTGAAATTGAAGAAACCCGTAAATGTTCCGCTTCAGCTCACCTTGCTGTTTGAGGTCTTATGTATCATCTATCTAATGTTGAAATAGCTGAGCTCGCCATAGACTTGGCGGCACGTATTGAGAATGAGCTTCCTTTGGCAACTCGCCGTTGCTACCCCATTCCCCGCGGTGGTGTCCCAGCAGCTTACGCTTTAGCGAAATACCTTCCCGAAATGGTCATTGTGGATACAGCGGAAGACGCTGATTTCTTCCTTGATGATCTTATCGATTCTGGGACTACCGCGGACCATTGGTATAAGCGTTTTCCCCAGAAACCATTCTACGCCCTCATCACAAAGGCTTTCGGTAGATTCGAGTATGAATGGCTTGTCTTTCCTTGGGAAGGAAATGCAGAAGGAAGCATCGAAGATAACATCATCCGTCTTCTGCAATTCTTTGGGGAAGATCCGGCGCGAGGTGGTCTGCTGGAAACACCGAAGCGCGTAGCCAAGGCTTGGAAGCATTGGACATCCGGATACACCCGGGACCCAATGGAAGTGCTCAAAGTCTTTGAGGATGGGGCTGACCGTTGTGATGAAATGGTCGTGGTTAGGGACATCCCATTCTATTCTCAATGTGAGCATCATTTGGCCCCGTTCTTTGGAACGGCCACCGTTGCATACATCCCAGACGGAAAAATCGTTGGCCTGTCAAAGCTGTCCCGCCTTGTGGATATCTTTGCACGCCGATTGCAGGTTCAAGAGCGGTTGACTAACCAGATTGCCGACGCTTTGGTGGACGGCCTTGATCCGAAAGGTGTGGGTGTAGTTATCCAAGCTCGCCACCTTTGCATGGAGTCTAGGGGTATCTGCCAGCAGGGCCATTCAACGGTTACATCTGCGCTACGCGGAGTCCTGAAAGACACCCCGTCAGCCCGGGCGGAATTCCTGTCGCTTGCATCACACAAATGATTGACTGCGTTTTTCGTTTAAACTAAAATAAGGGTGTGGCCGAAAGGTTACACCCTTTTTAATCAAACGGAGAAAGACGATGAGAATGTGGATGGTTGACCCGATGATTATGTGCCGCCAGCATCTTCTTGGTGAACACGTGGAATTACATATGCTTGTAGGGACGCTCAAACGGGGTATCTCTGTACAGGGTTATCTCCGGGACAAGTTGTTCGAGCCGGAGTCCTTGTACCAGCGCCATGAAGACCTTGTCAACGAAATGGAATGGCGTGGGTATAACCACAAGAGTCCTCTTGATGTGGTTCCGCTGGACCATCTTCCAGACAATCCGATTGACCGGATGGCTTCGTTAGCGGAGCTTATTCGCCGGTGCCCGGAATGCCAAGCCCGGTATCATGACCTGCAGGCTGAGGATGGATTACTTACAGGTCTCGCACCTGTTGAACCCAGAGTTGTTTCTTTCGAATTATGAAACTTTTCTTAGCCGGTTTGTATACTTCGAATTTTGACGTGGGCGGGCGGCTTTTCGCCCGCTGCACGGAGTACGAGAGATACCAGAGGCTGTATGCGAAAAATCTGCTGGAGTCTTATCACTACGTTCATCGACAAGCTTACGTGGATCGTATGCGGAAAGATGGTGTTCAAGTATTTCTTGACTCTGGAGCTTTCTCGGCTTGGTCTAAAGGTGTTTCAGTAGACCTCCCCAGTTACTGCCATTACATCAAGGAGAACGATGACATCCTGTTAAAGGTCGACGGGGATCTGTGGGCCTCGGTTCTTGATGCTATCGGCGATGACCAGAAGACTTTTGAAAATCAGAAGGCGATGGAAAAGCTAGGGGTTCGTCCTCTTCCCTGCTTTCACTATGGGGAAGACCCACGCTACCTCGAGTATTATGTTGCGAACTACACCTCGATTACCATCGGAGGTCTTGTCGGTAAACCAGATAATCTAGTCCGTCCTTGGCTGGATATGATTTGGGAAAAATACATGATTGACGGAGCTGGCCGGGCGAAGACCCGGGTCCATGGCTTCGGTCTTACAAAACCGGAAATGATGCGCCGGTATCCGTGGTTTTCCACAGACTCATCTTCATGGGTCCAAGTAGCCGCGGCCGGTGGTATCTTGCTTCTTCCCGGCGCGAACGTAGTAAGTGTATCATCCCAGAGTCCGTCAAAGAGAATCGAAAACCAACATCTGACTACTTTCGCCCCGGTATTGCGAGATGCCGTCGAGGAGCGTATTCGCTCTTATGGGGGTGACCCGGAACGCCTTCAGACCGAATACCTTAGCCGTTGGTGTTACAACATCTACGCTTACACTTTACTGGGGGATACCATCACCGCTGAGAAGGCGGGGAACCCCGTGTACCAAGGCGCTCAGATAGGACTCTTCTAATGTTAGACGCTATTCGTTTTGTCCAAGGTTCTGTGGCTCGAAAAGGCTTTGTGCCGGAGCTAACCCATTTCAACATCACCAACAAAACAATTAGAGGTTTCAATGGGCATCTTAGTCTTTGCAGCCCTATCGACTTCGACTTGGATGTCAGTCCGAAGGCCGTTCCGTTCGTCAAAGCTATACAGAGCTGTGATGAAACTATTCAGCTGAATGTAACGGCTACCGGGCGGCTCTCCATTAAGTCCGGCAAGTTCCGTGCGCAGATCGAATGTCTCCCAACGGACTTCCCCGAAGTGCTTCCGGAGGGAGAAGAAATCCCCCTGTCGCGGGGTATTCGAGACGTTTTAAAAAAACTGTTACCTTTCATTGCCGAAGACGCCTCTCGGCCTTGGGCGCGGGGAATTCTCCTCCGAGGCCAATCAGCCTTTGCGACAAACAATATCAATCTGGTAGAGCATTGGCTGGGCTATTCATTTCCTGTCGAAATTAACATTCCGCGCTCTGCTGTGGTCGAATTAGTCCGTATCGGGGAAGAGCCTATTTCGCTGCAGATGACTGAGACGAGCTGCACTTTTCATTTTCCGGGAAAGCGTTGGCTTAGGACCAATCTCAATTCAACTGACTGGCCTGACGTGTCTCGTGTGTTAAACATGCGAGTACCGAACTTGAAGCACATCCCAGAAGACTTGTGGGTAGGGCTGGAAAAGATTGAACCTTTCGCCGATGACATGGGCCGTGTTTACTTCAGCCCCGGAATGATAGCCACAGGGGATACCGAAGACGCCTCGTCAGCAGTTCAAGTTACTGGGCTGGATGGGACTGGGGTCTACAACATCAAGCAGATGCGGCTTCTTCAGGATGTCGCGACTCGCTGGTGCTTTGGGGAAGGTGCTAGCCCGTCCTTATTCTTTGGCGAAAATATACGCGGGGCCATTTCCGGCCTACGAGGATAGTGTACACTTTTAGAGTAATCGACTATAATTACTCATGGTTCGGGAGTTGGCCCGGACCGGTCGATTCACCACCCCCACGGGGGTTTGACGGGAGAGTACCATGGCCGCACCTATCAGAAACGAAGACGCTTATGAAAACGCTATTCGCCGCCGCATCGTAGCAAATGCTCGAAAGACTTGGGAAACCAAAGTCCCCAGAGCACGTGAGATCGAGGCTTTCTTGCAGCACCGTGGTTACAATCGCAACGGTGATTGGGCTCGGGAAGGTTATGCGGATTCGTTTGCCGGCTCTTTAGCCAAGGCTCTGGATACTTACGGGAAGCTCTCCGAAAAACAGGTCGAAGCTGTTTTGCGTATTCTCGACCGTGAGGAAGAGAAAAAGGCGGAATGGGCAGCTAAGCGAGAAGTAGAAAAGAGCCTTTCCCAATATATCGGCGAAGTCGGTAAGCGGGAAGTCTTTAAGCTGACTTGTCAGCAAGTCCTGATTTTTTCTTCCGAGTTTGGAATCTGCTACATCCATTTGTTAAAGGACGACGCGGGTAATCGCCTCGTCTATAAGGGAAGTAAGCATCTTGCCGACAAAGACGAAGTCTTTACAATCAAGGCCACGATTAAGGCTCACAACGAACGAGATGGTGAGAAACAAACCATCCTTTCCCGCCCGGTTCTCGTTTGAGAGCCTCCTAGGAGATCGACATGGCAATTGCACTTCTTCCAGCCTACGGGCGCAAATACAAAACGAGAAACGCCTTGCTGGCCGATTGGTACGCCGGGAAGGATTTCAAAATTGAGAACGGCCCTTACGCCAACATTCATGATTACCCGAAACTTGTGGAAAAATATGGGACCGTTCTTCTATTGCACGGGCTTAACTCTTACGTGGCTACTTACCCCGGATGAGAATTGATAGTATTGGATTCTTTTGGGAAGACCTTCAGTCTACCGGAAGAAATAAAACCGTTCGGGCAATGCCACCCATTCCGGAAACGGGATGGGTTAAGCCTAATTACCTCCCGGATTTATCCCAAGCCCCTGCCATCGCCATCGACTGTGAAACCTATGACCCAGAGCTGTTAGATAACGGCCCCGGCTGGGCTCGTGGCAAAGGCCATATCGTCGGTGTTTCTATAGGGGTCCCCGGTGGGCACCGTTGGTATTTCCCGCTTCGCCACGAAATCGAGAAAGAGGATAATTGGCCAGTCGAACCGGTGATGGCTTGGCTCTCCGCCATGCTGGGCAATCCTAAGCAACCGAAGATCGGTGCGAATCTAATCTATGACGTGGGCTGGCTTCGTCAAGAAGGCGTAATTGTTCGCGGGGAGCTTATGGATGTCCAGTTCGCTGAAGCCCTGCTAGATGAGCGGTCAGAAGTTGCTTTGGAAATCTTGGCGCAGAAATATCTTGGGGAGGGAAAGGAATCCTCGTTGCTCTACCGCTGGTGCTCAGATTTCTACGGTGGACCGGTTACCGGGAAGCAAAGGGCGAACATCTATCGCTCCCCGCCAAGGCTTGTAGGTCCATACGCCGAAAGTGATGCCGACTTACCGCTCCGCCTAATCGAAAAACTATACCCGCTCCTCATTAAGGAAAATTTGCTCAACCTTTTCCGGATGGAATGCGACCTGATATATGTGCTCATTGAAATGCGCTTCGCCGGGGTTACCGTGGATATCCACAAGGCTGAAAAACTCCGGGATGAATTACAGGAACGCGAACGTATAGAGCAGTTGAAGCTTAATGACTTGGTGGGATTCCAAGTCGACATTAACGCCGCCCAGTCCCTTGCCCGGGCTTTCGACCATATCGGGCTCAAATACACCCGAACAGCAAAGGGTGCCCCAAGCTTTACTAAGCAATTCCTGACGGACTTAAAACATCCGCTTGCAGATCATATCCGGGAAATCAGGAAGCTAGCAAAGCTGCGGGGTACTTTTGTTGAATCATATGTTCTGGATTCCCATGTAAACGGGAAAGTCTACGGCCAGTTCCACCCGATGCGCGGAGATTCTGGAGGGACACGTAGCGGACGGTTGAGTAGCTCCACCCCTAATCTGCAAAACTTACCCAGTAGAGACGATGAATTGGCCCCAATGGTCCGCGGCTTGTTTATCCCGGATGAAGGGCACGCGCTTTGGCGTAAGTACGACTACTCCCAGATCGAGTATCGCTTCCTAATCCATTACGCTGTTGGTCCGGGGAGCCATGAGGCCCGCAAACAATTCAACGATAATCCGGATATGGATTATCATGAATGGACACTTGACCTTGTAGCTCCAGTCGCCGGTTGGGATATCAGCACCCCGGAGAAGAGAAAGCCTTTCCGTAAACCAACGAAGAACGTTAACTTCGGCATGATCTACGGGATGGGTGAAGCAACGCTAGCGGCCAATCTTGGTTTGTCCAAAAAAGAGGCAAAGGCCTTTTTTAAGGCTTACCGTGGTGGAGTACCTTTTGCCGCCCCAACGATGGAAGCAACCATGGCTGAAGCCGCGAACACTGGAGTCATTACGACAATTCTTGGACGTCGCTCACGCTTCGATTTGTGGGAACCGGAAGACTGGGGAGCTGAAACTATAGCCCTTCCGTATCATCAAGCTATTCTCAAATACGGCAAGATCCGGCGAGCGTATACCCACAAAGCTCTTAATCGAAGACTTCAGGGATCTGCCGCGGATCTAATGAAGACGGCCATGTGGAAGTGCTGGAAAGACGGGGTCTTCGACGCTACGGGTATTCCCCGGCTTACGGTGCATGATGAATTGGACTTCAGTGATCCTGGAGGCCGAGATGAAGCTTTTAGGGAAATGCAGCACATAATGGAGACTGCTCTCCCGTTATCGATTCCGGTTCGCGCTGACGGCGATAAAGGACCGGACTGGGGTCACGCCAAGTGATCCCCTCAAGGAAACCGTGGGTAACGGAACCACCCTAATCGGCGGGCTCAAGTACAGCTTCATTGTCTGTCCTCCGGAGAATCCTGATTAGGCGTTGCCGGACCGCAACCGGCGTAAACAAAAATGGCCCCTTTCGGGGCCATTCTTTTATTTTCTTTTTGGACGTTTTGGTGCTGGTGGCATGTCTACCATAAAAGCCTCGAGGTCTAAAGGCTCACCATCTATTAAAGCGGTATCTATTTTTAGTAGTGCCCAAGTCCATACATCATCACGCCATTTTTGAAATAGCGCAGCTTCTTCAGCCCAAACAGTGACGGAACTTGAAAGATATGACAATGCAGTAAGCAAATTACTGTAACCCCAAGCCTGAACACCAGAATCAAGGCGCATTCTCACTTCATCAGATACTCGTTTTTGAGCTTCTGCTAAAACTGTTATTGTTGGCGGCACCGCTTCCGGATAACCGTCTGAGCGTGGTCTGATAATATAGCCGTCACTTTGAGCTTTTAAAAATCCACGCCATTCATCATCAGAAATAGAAACGGTCTGTTCTGGTAGCAGCCCAGAATAATTTTCACCGTAAAAACCGTTTGTCAAGCTTGAATAAAATTTCATGTTATTTACCTAACGCAAGATAAAACTGAGTGATGTTGCCTACCGCCCAACCTGATCCAGTCCAACTTAGCGCCCAAGCTTTGTAATTAGTAACAGTCCTGTCTCCTGCACCGTGGATAGTCACAACACCAGTTCCCCACGAACTATTCCCCGCAGCGCCTTCACAAGTAAGAACACCATAACAGGCTGAAGTAAAAGCTAATGGAAAAGTTATTGTTTGACCACCACTAGTAATTTGGTTGCGACCCCATTGCAAAAGAAATCCCCCGGGAAGCTCCTGATAGCCTGAAGTCCCAAGCAGTGACCCCGGATCAATACCACTAATTGTCGCAGCTAATTGAGCTATGAAAGACGAGGTGTTTCCATCGTCTAAGATATTTTCTCCGGTTACATTCGCCATTAGTTGAGCAACAGCTGCAGCTACAAAAGAGCTTTGGCGCCATACTGTATTCAGCTTTTTAGATTCTGCGATTCCCGCAAGAAAACCGTCTGCAAGTAAAGCTGTTTCTGCGGAATACTCCGCAGGAGTCATTACGTTCGCGCCGGCACTTGCCGCAAACGTTTTGAATTGTGAAGTCCCGGGCATAAGATCACCGTGTTTAAATTAAAAAGGCACACCAAAAGAACCAGTGTCAAAACCTGCAACGTATTGATTATTGATATCAAAACCAAAAAACGGTGTCCCACTGGTAGACGTAATTTCAAAAGATTTTATACCAACTCCTTCGGGTTTTAACAGCTGAATCATTAATTTCATAATGGCTTCTAATATTGCCGTTATTCCAGCCCCGACAACGTAAACGCTCATTGTCATGTCTTGGTTATCCACAACGAACATGTTGATTCCCGGCCCGGATTCGGCTGTCCCGAGAATTCCGGGAAGAATACTAATCCCGAGAACAAGCCCGTTTATGTCCGGCATTATTGTGGACAGAATTTGATTTAATTCTTCAAAAGTGCCGTTCCAAACATTTGCAAGAATTTTTGTTTTTAAAAGAAGACGATAATAGTCGTCGGGTAGTTCGACTAAACCGGAAATTGGATCGTACGGACCTTTCCAAGTTCCACGGTCAAATCCTAAAGCAGCATCATCAAAAGAAAAGTAAACATCCAGCGGTGTTGAGAGATAACGTGAAACACCAACCCACTGCCCGACGACATCAAGCTGTGCTCCAATGGCTGAATCCACATCGTAAGCTGAGGTTACCGAATCAAATCCGCTAATGGTGTCAGCATACGGTTGGGCTGAATACCCAACCATCTCCATGTATTTCGGTTTGTCCGAATGTTCGGAGGTAATTAAATCTTGATACGTGATGACGGAACCAGTCATTAGATCACCGTTATGTTGATATCGGAAATTGAACATTTAGCGACACCGTTGAACGGGATTAAGACGTCTGACGTGGTTGGGGTATCCCCGACAACCGCTGCAAGTAAAGTAATAAGTTCAAAAGTAGAAGAAGCAGCAATGCTGTTTAACTGAGCTGGGACATAAAGCTTAGTAATCAGAACATCTTGACCAATCAGTAAGGCGTTGATGTAATCGGCCACTGCGGTTTTTATAGCGTCCGCCGTTGTCGAAGAATATCCAGCAAAAGCCCGGAGAGTAATCTCAACCGTAATTTCTTCTTGTGTAGGAACAAAAAATCTAATGTCGTGAGTCAATCCAAGATTATCGGTGACAGGGACTACGGTGCTTCCGTAAGTATAAGCTCCGGGTGTTTTCTTGTTCATGATCGCGGTGGCTATGGCAGTAGCGTCTCCACCTTCGACGACCATTGAAATAGAATGCGGCGGTAGCCCATCTGAATCGGTGAGCCCAGTATCGTTTTCGTAAGCCTTGACCTGAGTTACCCCGGTCAGATTCGCAATGGCCCCGGCTATCCCATCAAGAACGGTTAGCGAACCGAGGGCTGTGGACTGGGTCTGCCTTAAACGTAACTCAGCGTCTGTTTCGACGGGGGCGCCTACACTAGCGTCCGTGGTACTATAGAATTCTTGCCAGCCTAATTGTGGATTGTAAATCTTGTTAATTGTTCCAGCTGAAGCCCCAATGGCTCCCGGCTGTTGCGCTATGATGGTTACGAGGATTTGTCCAGCCGGTGGGATAGTGACGGATACCGGTAAGTTCCAAAGATTACCAACGCTGTCTTGAACAACACCATTTGAAATAGTTCGCCCCACTTCACCGACAACATAACCATCTGCTGTGGAGTAGCCCGAAGTGTTCCTTGCTATCCCGTTAATTTTGACCACAGAAGACAGCTGATTTCCTTGGGCGTAGGTCGGGGAGAAAGACATAAAAATACTTACGGCCGCCTGATTGCTGTCGTCAATAGCCTTGGCCATCGCCGCAAGCCATTGCCCGTCCTGAGAGTCTGCCGAAACGTAGATGTCAGAGCCGTAGATTTCCTGAAACTTTGCGATTAGACTGAGATATACATCAGAATAGCTTGGAATACTAATTCCGGTGGCTGAGATTGTCGGGCCGAGAGTAGGTAGCGGATAAGTGCTCATAAAACCTGCTGAATAGTGGTCTGCCCGTAAATGGTGTTAATAGTAGCTGTTATTGATACGTCTCGGTTCGCGATGTAACTGGAATAGCTTACTATGCTAGACACTCCTGGAGTATTGATGATCGCGTCTTTGATTGCAAAATCATAATACGGAATGGTCCCAAAACCAAGAACCTCAGTGTTGTATGGGACCCCGGCCTGCGTATCCAAGAACCATTCTCCTTGGATCAATTTTAAGCGGGTAGAAACGGCTTGGGCTACAGCCGCGGGTGAATCAACTAAAAAATTAGCTGAGCCCTGCCCGAAAGTATAATCACCAGCGGCATCGAGTTTACGATAAATCACACCGGACCCCCAGTATTTGAACCACCTGTGGATACCCCAGAATGGACGTGAGTTTTCAAATGCACGGAGTCGGCTATCACGTCTTCCATGCTTCGGATAGTACCAGTGACAACTAAATCCCCAAGAACAGTCATACCATTCGGAGCTGCTACTCGGACTGTTTTAGCTGTTGGATTAACGGCTACAATGGTTTCTCCATCAAAGCTTCGAAGAGCGGCTTCAGTGTTACTTATAAATGGGGGTACCTTTGGAACTGAACTTATTCCCGGGATGGCAAATCCGTCAGAAAGAGAATGCATGCGAAATTCCGCTTGTTTCTGAATTCCGCCGGATTGCCACCACGCGTCTATGCACCGAGAGGCGAAGATGACAAGGCATTCGTCTCCATTAGCCACAGGGAAGGTTAAAGTGCATCCGCCGCCGCTTGGGAATAGAATTGGGCAGTCAAGCAACAATGGAAGATTGACATCGGTGTAAGTCCCGGTTATTTCGTCTTCAAGCTGAGCTTGTATACAAGGCTGGACCGAACACGTTTTTTCGTCTAGATTGACTTCCTGAATAATGCCCGGCAGAGCGGTCCAGATGTTAAGCTGGTTGCCCTGAAGCGCGGAAAGGAGCGCTTCTTGTGGATGTTCAATGCGTTCAAGTCTGTCCATTACTGGGCCAATGTCTCTTTCTTGGTGGCGTCAAAGGCCAAGCACACCAAATTAGTGTACCACGGGGTTCCTCTATTATCGCCTTCGTGTTCAGCCACCATCACCCGATAGATACCGTCATCAGAAAGAGGGGCCAAGGGCATAAGTCCAGAATACCGATCATACGGAATTGCCGCAGTATTAGTGTTTTGGTAAATTGTCTTGTTGACTACCGAGTTGTCTATTTGAACCAAACCACCAATTCGTATACGACTATTTAAAAGACATTTCATACGGATGCCTTCGTCGGTCTGTTCCGGAATACCGATGAGCCCTGTATCTGAATTGAGAACCACCGCTTGGCCGTCTAGATATCCTTTGTTGTCGATAACTTGGACTACCCCGTTTTGGATAGACCAAGTGGCATCCAACGTCGACGCTGAATTACGCATATATGTTCTGGCCATCCCGAAAAGGACTTTTCCGCGGATGCTTGGGACATACTGCAATTCAGTTTTTAATGAACCGTAGTCGACTGAAATTCCCATGGCCTGAGCAGAGGCTGTCATAGTGTCTTGCTGGGTTACACCCTTTTTTAAAGACTGATTGATGTAACCTTGGTTGTAGGCTATGTCTCCGTCTGCTGCGAGAATGTCAAGATACGTTGTTGTCGGACTTTCTTTCCCAACACGGTATTGCTTTATCTGGCCCTGAAAAACGATCCCATAATTCCCGTTCGCATAGCCGGCATTCAACGAGACGTTTTTATATTCACTGTTCTGGGTAAGCTTTTTGACGGTGTCGTTCGATAAATTGTAAATCCGAATAGCCGCATTATTCGGGGACTCAACGTCCGCATTGGCGACATCGAATTTAACGTGGAATGCAGATAGGTCTATGGTCTCTTTGTCGGAAAAGACAAAAAGCCCTAGTTTTCGAATCCATTGATCACAGAGGGTGGTCATGGTACTACAAAATAAAGCTCGCCGGTAATCCCGAGATTATCGTAAGTCGGCGGGGCGTTAAGGTCGTTCGTTGTTTGAGCTATAAGCTGTCCACCAAAATCTAAATACGAATACTGTTCTAGCAAATCTGTACCGGCGACCACTAAGAGGTTACTCAGGATAGCGACCCCGGTTAAATTGTCTGAAATATCCAACTGCCACACGTTCGCATAACCGTTCCACAACAGGCGCATGGCATAAGCCTTCCCGTTCAAGGAGATGGAAAAGAGCTGGGCTTCCGGGGTTAATGGGATACGATATGCGGTACTCATCGGCTTGTAACTCCAGAAGCGACCGGGGAGGGAGACTGAATGCCTTTATTTACCGGAGAGGCTGTGGCACTAGGGTTTGCTTGTTGGCTAGCCGGCAATGGGGCCGTCCGGGTATTGACAAGGATAACCTCCTGACACTCCATTGTAACGGGTAGGGTGTGGGCGTTACGAAAGTCGCTAACCGTCGAAAGTGACCGACACACCATGTTTCGGTAAACGCGCTTTCCGGTATAAAGGGTAAAAAGCGTTCTAAGCTGCTGCATTTCAAGCAACTTATCATAAATGGCTCGTATACCCAAGACTCCTGAGCCAGTAATTAAAGACTGCGTAGTTGGGCCGGGTCCGCCGGCACTATCAACCAACGCGCTTGGACCGTTGATGGCCACAGAATTAACGGTGGACCCGAGCATTCCGCTGGATAGGCTGAAACTATCTGACCATCCAAGTTGAAGTGAGACGCGCGCCGGGAGCTTATACATGTGGTCAGTAATGGCGGCGCCCTGTTCAACTGGATGCTCCGTGATTTCCATTTCATCTAAATGTTTTTCTTCGACAGTAGCCTGAGCGGCAATACTGGGTAGAAAAGAGCCATCCGGCAGCGTCAAATTATAAAAGCCTCTTTGCGGAGAGACTAAAATGGCAGAGCTACCAAATGCGGCTGCGGCGGTGACTATCCCGGCTAAACCTGTCATCGAGCTCTCTCCTTAAACTGGCGCACGGTATTGGCGTTCACACGATCCTGTTGGGTAGCGATTTCTTCGGCTATCTTTTTAGCCTCTGTACCGGTCACATTAAAAGTATTGTTTTGTGTGACTTGAACGCCCTGCTGGCCGGCACCTTGCTGAAGACCAAGCCGCGTAGTTTCTAAGGCCCCCATAATCTCACGTGGAGACACTGAGGCCCTGTTACCTGCAACGCCGGCGTAATGACTTTGTCCCGTAAATGGATCAGCTATGCTCGCCCATTCGCGGGCTGCTGCAGCTGCCGCTCCGACAATGTCATCAGTTTTACCGCTCAGGTAGTCCCCGATGGCCTTTTGTTTATGCGACAACAGATATTTTTCGAAAATCATATCCTGCGTCGCTTTATCAAATTTCTCTGAACCAGACAGGCCGAGGTCTTTAACCGCGTCAGCGAGTGTCCCTTTGATCAGCTGGTAACGGCCTACCGCATTAAATTCACCAGAACGCTGAGCGGCCATAACCTGCGAAACGGTCATGTTTTCGAGGTCGCGTTTACCGGCTCGGTAATTCCCGGCTTTTCCAAGGTTGACAGAGCCGTATCCACCTTCGCCACGAGAAATTAATTTACCCAGCGCAGAACCGGCAAGGCCTCCCGGATGGAGCGCGTCAATTTCCCTCTGCGCGGTTTCTACCCCATGCTTAGCTTTCGTGGCTAAATCGTCGAACATGTCTCCCGAGGTCATATCCCCAGTTATCCATTTCGACATGTCGGACATTGATTCGTCTAACCATTTTGTAGCTTCCTTGAACGGGGCAACAAAATGCATCAAAATCGCTTCGCCTAGAATCTCAATCCGAACTTTGAGGTTATCGAGGATTTGAGTATATTCAAGAACCGTCTTTTTTGCGGCATCAACGTCAACACCCATCTTTTGATACAGCTCGGCATGCTCCTTTTTCTTTTCGAGGAGGGTATCGAGATGATTCACCATCTGGTGATATTCATCTGGGCTAATCCCAAACATACCTGCAATTTGTGTTGCTTGATACTCCGGCATTTTTGACAGAGCGGCGACGAGGTCAACCATAACATCGCTCATGTCCCTGCCAGTTACTGGGACACCGAGGCTATTTAAAAATCCAGTCAAACCCGGATTGAGACGAAGAGCCTGAGCCATGTCGTGTATCGAAGAGGCCATCGCCTCCCCGGATACCCCAATCTGCTGACCGGCATATTCCATGCCTTTGAGATTCTTGACGGAACTGTTGGCTAACTCGGAGGCAAAATACATTTTTCGCATCGAGTAAGAGAAAGCGGCTGCAGCTGCGGCGGTAGTGGTAACCACACCCGCAACGGCGATTCCGGCGGCAGTTACCCGCTTTTGTACGCCTGTAAGGTTCTGGGTAAATTTGGCGAGCGATATAGTATCAGTCTTGTACCCAAGCTTGACCAAATACTCTTGTAAGATTTCGCTAGACATTAGGTGGAGTTCCGCATCCTAAATTGATTTTCGGCTTGAACGTCTAAAGCCTCGTTCATCTTACAAATATCCAAGAGGTTCAGAGTCCCGTCTTTCAGGGATTCATATTGGCACATCCCTCTTAGGATTGGCCGGAGGAGGTAATCCTCCTCGCTGGCCATTGTGGCTGCGTCCGCTGATCCTACACCTGAGCCAAATTTGGTAGGGCGGTACGCAAAAAATCCCCGAGGTTGTCCTCGATTATTTTGGCGGTGATATCAAGGATGTCTTTCATGTTGACGTCGTCGAACATCAAAACCCCGCCAGATGACATGACTTTGCTTAGCTGGCCGTCCGGGTTCTTACGGGCCACTACGGAAAGGCATTTTTCGACCACATAGGCACTGTCCTTGTCAGGAAGCTGGCTCAGGATATAGACAACGAGAATGCCCATATCCTTGCCGGCGTTTTCCTCACGAACAAGACCATCCACGATAGGTAGAGCGGGGGACAGCTTTCGAGCAACATTAAGCTGGTCGAAAGCGTTCAACTTTCCCGTGATTTGGTACTGTTCGATTGACATTAGGTAGTAGCTCCAAGAATGGTGTCTACGATACCGGCGTCAAACTGCCATTCGTTGATACCCGCATCCTTTGCATAAGTGAGGGGTACACCACGCTTGAAAGCAACTTGCTGGCAAATAACGGTGTCCTGCGTCGCAGAATTTGTCAGCGTCATGGTATTTGCACCGTGGGTCTGAGCCGCAGCAGTCTGAACAGCATACAGTGTGGACAGCTTTTGATTTACCGGTGAGGTCTTTAAAAGGCGCACGGTTATTGTCCGTGACTTGTTTGCGCCCAAGGAGTGCATTACTGCACCATCGGCTCCAACAGTCATGGTGTTGATGTCCTCATTAGGCTCAAGGGTAATACCCTCCTCCGCCACAGAAGCTCCTGCGCCAAGATTGATTGAGCCGCCCGGGCCAACCAAAGCAACGTTGGTGTTGAGAAAACTATAAGTGCTCATGTTGTTCCCTTAGCGGTTGACGTTAATAAGGATGTCCACAGTTCTAATTGCTCCGGCCAATTTCGCAGCGATCTGGAAAGTGACTGATTTACGTGCGGAACGGTCAGCTACAGTCTGGCTAGCAATCGGAGGAGCGTAGACATAAAAGCCCGTTGACAGGAAATCGCCATTGCTTAGGGCTCCAAATCCATTCGAGCTCCAAACACCCGGCGCCAAAAGCCCGTTTGTCCGCGCCTGAGAAAGAATCCCGGTGATAGTTCCAACGATAAGATTGTTACCAGCATCCGTCTGCGGAATCTTGGTCGGGCTCAAATAGAGCAGGTTATAGACCGCGTTCTGAATAGCCAAGGCCAACCAGTCGGTTCCGGTCACGATATCAATCGGGGTACCAGAACTCATGTTACCCTTTTCGATAATTGCGGTGTTGTTATTGTAGGCTACAAAAACGTTGCAATTCTTCGCTTCGAGAGCATTGAGCTGATTGACGTTCAGTGTTTCGGCAGTTACCAAGGGCTCCTGCTTATACATGGTGTCAATAACGGTGTTGTTGCCGTTGTAGTCTACCGTGAGTGCCTTGGCACACAATGAAGCCACGGCATACGGGGTACTGCTGGAATACTGCACTGCTGTACGATTTACACCAAGCGCTTTCAGTTCTGAGGCAATGTCAGTTGTGCTAACCGGGCTAATGATTCCAGCTTCCTGAGAGGATACCCAATAGGTGTGCTTGTTGGTGGTGCTCTCAATAAATGAAGCAACCTCCAGATGATCCGCATCAGGGATAGCCGTAAACATCAAACCATACCACAGCTGGCCAAAGTTGATGTCAAAGATAGCGGCCGCCTCGACTGGTGTTTCTGCTGCAACCCCGTTTGCGATGTAAGCACCTGAACTGGTGGCAGTTCCCAACATAAGATTAGCAACATCAGTTCCGGAACCACCTGAAAAAGTTGGTGAACTGACTACGATATTCGCGCTCGAACTGATAGCGGTATAACTGTTTCCCGCGGTCCCTGTAAGTTTTGCAATAAGATAGAGGATTGAACCTGCATCTTCGTGATAACCTTCAATAAGGGCTATATTTGCATCGGCAGAAGTATTAATAGCGGAAGCGGTTGCGGCAACTGTTTCCTGCGGGGTAGCTCCAATAAGTACCTGATCGGGGCCAGTAATCACATCAACGAAAGTAAGAACCGTACCGTTTAACGTGAGTGTGTCACCAGCAAGTGCATTCGCATTAAATGTCACGGCGTCTGTAGCCGTAGGAGCCGCTAAGAAACTAAGAGTCGAGGTGACCCCAGTAGTTCCTGAAGTAACAAGAAATTGGGAGTAATCTGAATTCCAAGTGACGGTACATCCAGAACTTACGGCATCAAGAGCTTGTTGGATTACATAAGCAACACCGTTAAGATTCGTTTCTGCCGTAAAATTCAGCCCGCTTACGTGAACTGGAACACCGTCAACGTATACAAAAAATCCTCCATCAGAAATTGCTTGCCAGATGCTGATTGCTTTTTGAGTGGTTGAAAGAGAACCGCCAACCAAGACTGCGGCTGTAGCTGTTTCGGCCCAGCGTCCAATCAACAAATTTAAGGGCTGTGGTATCTGTGCTTCCCACAATTGTGCTGCGAGGTACTCAGGAGCCGAAGTACCGAAGTCCGCGGCTACGGCTGAGGCGCTGTCGTATTGACGATACCTTTCAGTCACATTAATTACGTCTGAAGAACCGAGAATCAGCAACGTGGAGATGTTTTGCATCTGCGCTGCGTTTGGCTCCAGATTAACAGTGGCTTGAATCAGCCGGTTAATAGACAAAGAAGTCGTCATCGGTAGCTCCTAACTAATAGACGGTTCTGAATAACTTTCATTGTGGATAATGGACGTACTAGACAGCAGGTTTTCCACCGGATAATCTAGGACAACCTGACGTCTTAATTCAATGGGCATATCTAGACGAAACACCCATTTTTGCTTAATGATTTCAGGAACGGTAACTTGCGCTCCAACAGCAATCAAACCCATGTTCATCAACTGCAACGATTCTAGGTTCTGGGCAAGATACGCACCACGGCTCAAATACATGGCAGTACGTTCGGCGTTCGGTCCGTAGATCGAACAAGTCACCGTAAATTCGTCATGACTCCTGATTTCATTGTAGCCTTCAGGAAATCTTTCATCCCCGGCGAAATGTCCTTCGAACACGGTACCCGGGAGCATTGCCCTGATGTTGATACCGAAGGCCATCCAATCAACATTCTCTTCTGGGATGTTCGGTGGCTCTGGTTGCCAGCGTGGGCGTACCATTTGATTTGGTAGACCACAAACACCAACTATCCAATCGTGAATAAAGTTCGTTAGCGCATCGTCCGTATACGGAGGCGGATTACCGGTAGGGGCAAGATATCCAGCAGTGGCGCTAGTATTAGTCAAGGTAGTTTCCTAAATTGAACTACAAAGCATTATCCGCCGAAGAATAGCGACTGTCACCGCTCCCAAACGGCGTCCGTTCCGTCCAGCGAATACCATCCTTTATTACTAAGATTTTCTATCTGCCTGACGATTTTATCCATTTGCCGGCCGACATTTTGAAGAGAGTACGTTATACGGGCTGTAGAAGCTACGGCTCTACGGTTAAGATTCTTTGTTTCCCGTACTGCTTGAATCCAATCACCAAGCGTGTGACATCGAAAGCCATTGTAACCATGTATAACGGTTTCGGAAAAAGCACCAAAATCGGAAGCAATGAGAGGCGTGCCGCAAAGCATACCTTCAACACCAGCCCCACCAAAAGGTTCGGTGTAACGCGTTGGCATCAGCATAGCGTAAGCGTTTCGAAGCAAGTCGCTTCGAGCCGTACCAGTCACCGGTGGGCTATAGCTGAGATTTGATGGTGCGTCTGCCATAAAAGAAGATAGCCACATAGGATTTGCTTCGCCGACGATGCGGACTGGTAAATCTACTTGCCGGGCTAATTCTTTGACAATGTGTAGGCCTTTGCATTCGATAACCCGTCCAAAATACAAAAGATATGAACCGGTTTCGTAAGATGGTTCCCAGTCTTCGATGTCGTAGCCCATTGGGCATACCCATTGGTAATCGTTTCCGCCGGTCTGCTCTTTACCTTGATGCCAGCTCATCCATTGATATGTTTCGTATACCCGAAGCGGCATAGCGCACTGGGTGTATCCGATTCCTATTTCAAGATGTTTTGCGTCAGGAAAAGCAACAACCAAATCGGCATGAGCAATACCGAAAGGATGACAAACAATATCGTTAGGCTGAAGGCGAGATGCAAGCTCCCGGCGAAGAATATTAGCGAATTCCCGATAAAGCGTTGAGTTCGTTGAGGCCGCTTCATTTGGTTGCTCCTGTTTATATAGTACCTTCAATTCCTCAAAACGTTCAGAGCTAAGAATAGTCACATGTTCATCGGCGTAACTCTCAGAACCCTCATTCGAGTACTCGATAATTTCGTGGCCAAAAGGCTCCATCATTTTACCAAACCGGATTACACGGCCGGTAAAAGCACAATGTGAATAATCAGCTCTAGGGATTGTGTGAAACAACCCCAGTAAATGCAAACGAGCCATGTGTCCTCCTCAGAATAATTAATACATTTCGCCCCAAGATAGCAAAGTCATTGCTCCCGGAGATTGCGACTCAATACGATACCACCATCCCGGCGGAACTAAACTTGACACTGAACACGCTGTACCGGATTGGCCACTTACCGCGTAACCAGAACCAAGGCCTCCGTTGGAAGAATTGATCCACATATTCATGTTGTTGTTTGATCCACTGATCCCAAAAGCTTCAACGTGAATCGGTTTACCGGTGGTATTTTGATAATTATAAACAGTACCGCTTGGTCCAGTCAAAAAACGGGCTCCGTTTACGTCGTGATACTGGAAAAGATCATTTGCGCCGGGATTACTGTAAACTCGGACCGTATCTCCAATAGAATTGTTTTGAATGCCACCAGAAAGATTTCCGGATACCTGATTGTCTGTTAGCACAAAATTTGTACACCCCGTACCAACCAGTATTCCATATCTTTGTGTGTTTGCAAAAAATCCGCTACTTGAAATACATCCTACGACTGAAAAGTTTGTATTGTTATTAGCATAGCATAGCCCATCATAGCTTCCAGATGATGAATATGAATTGCTGTTAAATTCACAAGCGTTAAAATTAACTCTATTGCATCCTGATTCTACAAGAGCACCGTACGATCCATTATTTGCAAATCCGCAATTAGAAAAAATTATGTTGTTAGACGAGTTAACATACACTCCGGGTTGCGGATTTGAAGGATTTCTTCCGCCACTAAACCAGCATCCGGTAAAAAACAAAAATGCTGATTTTGTTATGTTTGATGTTAATGTGGCACTGTCAAAATACACATTTGTGAAAAAACAATACGACGGACAATTTGTGTAAGTCGCAGCAGACGCGTTGCAATAAAGCGCGTTTGCACCTTGATATATTTGCCCATTTACAAAGGTATGTCCTTCATTTCTGTTGATTAGAACGATGTTTCCTTGTGTCCCAAGGCCGGCAGCTATTCCAGCGTCGCTAATGCCCATCCAGAAATTTGTAATACTTGTGTTGTAAGCGTTATCGTGGAAATAGAATCCAGCATATGTAAATTCATAAATTGATATGTTCATTGCTGAATTGACGTTAGCGCCATTCCCGCATTCCATACCCACATAAGCGTTGTAAATCCAAAGGTTGTTATAAGTCCCTTGGTTTCCGGCGGTAATTAATATCGCCGCTCCAGATGTTCCGCCAGAACTGGTACCTTGTGATGCATACGTAAGTTGCATGTCAGATACCGTCAGACGTACCCCAGTAGGAACTATAATCGGTTTGTTAGACGTATTTTGTCTAATAATAGTCGCGTTTCCGGCACCTTTTAGTGTTACGTTCGCGTTGGTAATATTAATCTGGTTGCTGATGTTGTAAATGCCCGGCGGAAAATAAAGGGCGCCTTCGGAACCAAGTGCTGACAGGGCATTTGCAATAGCTGTGTCCCAATAAGTTTGACCCGCGATGTAAAAGTCCCAAACACTAACGTAGTCCCCCAACATATTACTAATCAAACGTTCGGTGGGTGTTGGTGTAAAACTGGTGCCGTTTGATTCTTTAACCACAGTAGAAAGTGTAGCTGTCGGGCCTGTCGGGCCTGTCGCTCCGGTTAGGCCTTGCGGTCCTGTGGCGCCGGTTAAACCAAGCGGGCCTGTTGGTCCAGTTGCTCCGGTAGGTCCGGGGATTGTTGATGCAGGTCCAGAAGGTCCAGAAGGCCCTAATGGCCCGGTTGCCCCTGTCGGCCCGGGAACCGAGGAAGCTAACCCGGACGGCCCGGTCGCTCCAGACGGTCCAGTAGGACCAGTAATTCCGGTTAAGCCAGTAGGTCCCGTAGCGCCAATCGGCCCTGTTGGTCCCGTAGCGCCAATCGGCCCAATCGGTGCCGTATCCTGTTGAATCCACTGCGCTGAATCAATATCAGTGTAATAAGAGAGTAGAACACCTAATTCAGTATGCCACCATTGCGGATAAGATATTGGATCCGTCGGGGGTGTTAGACCAAACCAAAGCAGGGCTCCTGTTAATCCAGAAGGACCGGTTGGACCGGCAGGGCCAACAGGGCCAACAATTTGTCCGGCGTCGATCCACGCTGAACCGTTCCAGATGTATAGATTACCGTTACTGAGAACGATATAACCATCGTTGACAGTAGCACTAGCCGGTAGATCGGCAACTGTGGCCACAGAACCTTTAATTGTCGCGGCTACTCCTTGTGGGCCAGTGGGTCCAGTGGGGCCAGTAGCCCCAACAGGTCCTGTTGCTCCTTGGGAAGCTTCTTGAAGAGCCCCGTTTAGAAGACCGGCGGTAAGAATCTCACCGTCTACAAAAGTCGTCATGTGGACACCTAATTAAAAACAATTATTCCTGCGGATCTTCTTGCTTTGGAAGCTGTTCCTGATATTGAAATTTGAGTTTTTGGACCAAAGGCCAAAAATTTGAACTAGTAGTAGAGTTGTTATCAATGAATCCGATAATAGATTCAATTTCATGCTGTTCTAGATTAAAAATCATACGTTACCTCTGGTTGAATAACTACGTAAAATTATACACCTTTTCCGTACCAAATGATTTAATCACAAAGCCGGTGAATTGCACGTGATCGATTTCAATTCTTCAATGGACGTGACGGAATCACAGAGCTTTGTAACGTCGCGAAGTCGTTGCTTCTCCTTGACAATCGCAGAATGGTCTGAACTAAACTCAATTGCTTTCTGAAACTGAATATCAAGTTCAGTAAGCAATGGTGCGCGCTGTTGCCTCAGAATATCCTTGTGGATCTCTTTCGCTTTTTCAAGATTGATCGTAATCATTTCGCTAGCTTCGCCTCTTGCTCAATGATCCATGCCTCCTGCCCGATACCGTAGCCGTCGGGCTTGCTAAAATCAGCCTCGTATGCCGCGAAGTAATCGAACTCGCGGGGAATATCTGCCTCGTCGATAAACTTAAAAGGTAGGCCCGCAGGAACATCTTTTCTCGCAATTTCTTCCAAAGCGATATTACAATCTTCAGCAGGACAGACCAAGCAAATTTGATTTGGTGTGTCAGGATTTGGGTGAATAATAAATTTTTTCATGCTGCAAACATTGCCATGTAAATGTAAGTTGGATTAAAGTATCCGGCGCTCCCGCCGTCGCGGAAACTTGCCCTCACCCGTAAAGCGGTAGTAGATTTCGTTGCCCCGTAGTCATTACAAATTGTTTGTGCACCACCACCCCCAGCAATGTCGCGGGTCAAGCCGAATGTATAGGTGTAATTTGCGTTCGATAGCGCGGGCGAGAAGTTTACTGTGTAATCACCCGTCCCGTTGTATGTAACGGAGCTTACTCCCAAGCTTCCACTCGCAAGAATTCCACCAGCCGTGGTTCCATTAGCGCCACCGCCGAAAGAAACCCACGCCCTCGCGCCATTGGTTGCCGTTGCTGAGTTACCGGAGCATGAAGAAGCCGTCGTAGCGGTCGCCGCGTTGCCGGAACACGAAGTCGATGAGCCAGAGATGTTCATCGTTTGGCCGCTGATAAAAGTGGCTACTGCGGCGGCTGTACCAGTCCTTAGCCAGTTATCGCCCGCCTTAACCATAACGCCCGTAACGCCAGACGCTTGAGAGTTGTCGGTGGAATTGTAATAAGTGTTCTGTATGTACCCACTAGCATCAGCAACAACAATTCGATTTGCAGTACCTGAAGACTGAGATGGAGTAAACCCGCCTGCTGTAGTGGCATTGGTTGCCGTTGCTGCATTACCCGTACAGGATGCGGAAGACCCCGTAACATTAATAGGCCAAGAGCCAGAAGTTCCGGTTCCAGTTAACGGCGCTTTACTATTCAACTGCGTTTGAATTGCGCTAGTTACGCCTGAGACATATCCAAGCTCTGTAGAAGTGGTAGCTGAAGATACAAGATTTTTAGAAGCATCAGTTGCTAAAGCTCTGGATGCCGTAAGATTGGCTACATTAAGATTCCCACTCGCATCCAGCGTCATCGCCTGAGTGAAGGAGATTGCGTTTCCTGCTGTGCCAGAGGGGGCGGTGTACCAAACAAATTTGCCCGTATCGGTTTCAAAGCTATTGGCATACCCGTTATTTACATATTTCCACCCAGAATTGTTGTACGCATTAGCAGTAAATCCGAACCCAGATGTTGAATAAGACCATAAAGATCCAGCGCCTCCTTGTAGCGCCTTAAATGTCGAACCCCAACCACTCGGCGTAACACCCAAGCCAAGGTTGCCGGCCGCATCCTTATAGAGCTGTCCCGAACCGATGTTGATTACCCCGGTCCCGCCAGTCAGCGTTCCGGTGTATTCAAGATTTGTAAACTTACCTGCTGCCGCTGTATTTTGACCTATTGGTGACGCGTCGATTGTAATTCCGCTAAGCGCCGTTATAAGATTATAGGCAAGCCAAGCGGTACCATTCCATTGCCATGATTTTCCATTAGCAGTGTAAACCTGACCTACCGTTGGTGTTGCGGGAAAATTTAAAGCGGCCATAGTTATGCCTCAAGAAACTAAATAAGAATTACTACTAATGATAGACACATAGAATCCATCCATTTGGACCCACTGGCTACTGTCCGCATCGGTATAGTAAATAAACATGCTTCCAGTTGTTGAGTTCCACCAGAAAGGATAAAGTGCTGTATTTGCTGGTGGAGACGTTCCGGCATAAATAGATCCAGTAATACCGGTCGGACCGGTAGCCCCTGTTGGGCCGGTAGCCCCTGTAAGACCCGTTGGCCCTGTAGCCCCTACGGGACCCGTTAATCCGGTAGGGCCAGTTGCTCCTGTTAATCCGGTAGGCCCAGTCGCACCGATTGGGCCTGTAGCGCCTGTTGCACCAGTTGGGCCAAGTTGCGTATATAAAACTTGTTGAACAGAAACTATAGCACCGGGGGCTACAGGTCCAACTGCTGGAGTAACAGTAGAAATACCAATTTGCGTATTATCTACTGCCCACATTACTTGAATGTAATCACCGGCAAGTAGTTTAAGGGTTAGCGGAACAGTTACAATGATAAAGCCACTAACTCCACCATGAGAGTTTGGGACTGATACGTCACTACTGCTGTCAGGAATATCGCCTGTAGCACCTGTATCATTTTTTCTAAACCATACAAGGCCATTGTGAATCTGAGTGTCTGTATTGACAAACATAATAGACACATTAAGTGTGTAAACACCTTCATGTGCAAATGTAATCTGATTTCCAGATACAATAGATACACCGTTGCTATTAGGGTCTGTGCCGTTCAAATTTACTGCGTAAGCAGTGTTGATTGCTGCGGCGGCTTGATTGGTCGTATCATAAAATGCACCCCAATAGCCGTATGCACCACCCGCGCCAGTTGGTCCTGTAGCACCGGTTGCTCCAGTTACACCGACACCCGTAGGACCAGTTGCCCCGGTTGGACCAGTTGGACCAGTGATTCCATCAACGCCGGCTGAACCTGTGGGACCGGTTGCACCTATAGGCCCAGTTACACCGGTTGGTCCAGTAGCTCCAACATCGCCTTGAATACCTTGCGGACCTGTAGCCCCGGTTAAACCTGATGGTCCGGTAGCTCCAGTATCGCCTTGTGGCCCTGTTGCACCGATTGGTCCGGTTGCCCCCGTAGCCCCGACATCTCCCTGTAAACCTGTCGGGCCTGTCGCACCAACATTACCCTGTATTCCTTGCGGGCCTGTCGGGCCAGTCGGCCCTGTAGCTCCTGTTGGACCATCGATCCCCTGCGGTCCGGTTGCACCGATCGGACCAATATCTCCTTGCGGCCCAGTAGCACCAATCGGACCGGTAGCACCAATCGGACCGGTAGCCCCGGTAGCCCCAGTGGGTCCGACTATTAAGCCAGCATCATTCCAAAGAAGACCTGTCCAAATCCAAAGGTGTCCAGTATCTGCCGTAATGTATCCATCTCCGGGAAGGTTTCCCACAGTTGGAAGATCAGCCGAAGTTGGTACTGTTCCTTTGATGTTGACAGAGGTTCCCTGAGGCCCAGTGGCACCAGTCGGCCCTGTCGGCCCTGTCGAGCCTTCAATTCCGGTTGGGCCTGTCGCACCAATAGGACCCGTAGGACCAACAGGTCCGGTTGGGCCGGGCAATCCCGTATCACCCTGTGGTCCGGTTGGTCCTATGTCTCCCTGAAGACCTGTTGGACCGGTCGCCCCGACATCACCTTGTAGACCGGTCGGCCCGGTCTACAAGGTGATGTC